CGTACCGTCCTCTTGAACGCTAAACTTTTCAGTCCCAGCGTTATTAGCAACAATAAACTTCTGACCAGATTCGTTATCGTCCTGGTCAAGAAAAAGCTTGACGTTGCCGTTAGACTTTAAATGAAGGTCTGAAGGGGCAAGTTGGCTAGATGAACTAGGGTCAATAGTAAGAATTTCAGAGGCACTATTTGACTGACTGACTAAAGTTAAACTTTGGCCTTGGATACTGGTGGTTGCCTCAAGCGAATTAACGCTAGCGGTTCCACTCACCGAAAGACTTGTAGCGGAAGCACTACCGTTTATAACTGCCCCGTTAGATGCAAGCAGGTTTAAAACAGTAGCACCACTAAACGTTTTGTTACCCGTTATAGTCTGAGTCCCATCAAGGGTGGTAACATTGCTGCCGTCTGATAAGTCGGATATAGTAGGCGCAACAAACGTTACAGTTCCTGAACCGTTAGTCTGCAAGAAAGTATTAGCAGAACCGTCAGTAGCAGGGAGCTTGTATCCCCCAGAGTCTGTGCCGATCTGAACATGCTCAAGGGCATAAGGAGGAGAGGTAGAAGTCTTAACCTCAAACAACTTTTCAGTCGAACCCTGTATGGCTTGATAAAGGGTTGTTGTACCTTTTCCGTCAACGACAAACCTGTCCTGATTGAAGCTGTTATTTTCATCAAAGACCTTAAAAACTCTGCTGGATGCATCGTCGCCTATCTGAATAGTAACGTCTTTACCCTTGATGGAGGCGTCACCGCTTAGAGACTTTAATGAGATATCAGCGTTACTACTAGTGGCCTGGATCGATCCTCCTGTAGATCTATTAAACTTAACGGTTTGAGCCCCAACGTTAATGTTATCAGAAGCCGACTCGGTTTGGAATATAGCGCTAATGCTATCAGAAACCGTAATGTCCCCATCAACCGTAAGGTTCGAATCAAGTGTTGCATCTCCAGAAACGTCCAGAGTCCCGCTGAGGTCTATGCTATTGTCTAGGTTTATGGTGTAGTCACCACTAGATTCAGACAAGCTAATGTTGGTACCGCCAGTGAGAACCTGATCAGCCGTAGCACCAGCATCGATACCAGCCAGCTTGTTGCGCTCAGCATCAGTAATGCCAGGAGTAACCTCAATTACAGAGTTATCTGGAACCGAAACATTTACCTTCGGTGTTTCATTGACCGTTACCTTAATGGTGTCTGGTCCGCTATTTACAACCTTGATATCAGACATTACCCAGTAATATCATCATTCAATTTAAACGTGCCATACACGTATGTCTTCACTTTGCTTGCACCGTCTATGTTGTTCGCGGTGTCAGTGTTCTGCAAGTCATAAACGTAAAGCCCAGCGTCAAAATTCATTTCGCCAGCGCTCGCAGAAATAGTAAGCTTTGAGTTGGTGGCATCTCCGCTACTTCTTGCGAAGAGAAATCCGTCCAGCTTTATAGTCCCACCGTGATCCTCTCTGACCTGCATAAGCCAACCATCACTTGGAATCTCAGTGCCAAAATCAAGAACCAATTGAAAAGAATCTCTTTTTCTGCAAACGATATCTAATCTTGCAGCTGTATCTAAGTTTACTGTAGCCATTATAGTTCTGTTTGGGCCTGGTTTTGTCTTTGCGAAATAAGCTTGCTTTGCTCGTTAGCTTGCTTAGTCACCCTCTCGTCCTTTCTGTCTTCTTTCAAGACTTCGAGCTTCTCCTTGAACTCCTTGTCATCTTCTTTAAATCCAAGAGTAGCCTGAGCCTTAATCATTTCGATCTCCTTTCTAAACTCGTGCTTTACGCTTTCGAGCTGAGCTTCTAGCTGACTCTTGAGCTGCATCTCCTGAACTTTCAGCTGGGCTTCCATCTGCATCTCCTGCTGTCTAGCCTGAGAAGTAGCCTGAGCCGACGCCTGTTGGATCTGCGCCTGCTGCTGAGAGTTCTGCATAGCGATCTGCTGATTCATGGCGATACGCTTCTTCCTGCGAACAATTAACAGCCTTTCCGCCTGATTGATGTCTTTAAGCTGACGGACGGCGATCGCGTCCTCCAGATCGATTTCTTTTTGAGATAACGCAATCTGAATATTCTGCTCAAGGTACTGACGCTCAGCTTCCTCCATTTCCTTCACTACACGTACACCAAAGTTGTACATAGCTAGGTTTCTGAAAGAGCTAAGCACCTTCATGTTCTCCTTGCCGATGGCGTTTTCATAGATCCTGTACAAAACAGAATCGGGGTGAATCACCTGGACGCACTTGACAATATCAGTACAAACCTTTTTGTAAAGAACCATAGAAGAGTTCGTGATGTCGTAGATAGCGTTGTTTGCAGCAGCCAGGGCTTGCTGTCTTACGCCTACCAGCGCATCGGACTTAGGGGTAGAAGCATCCATAACTTCGTTGATCCCCGTGGCATCACGGATCATACGGAGGTAGTGGTTGTACAAACCAATAAGCTCGTTAATGTTCCGAATGCTGTTTCCTATCTCTCTGATTGGTGGGTTTTGGAATCCACCCTCTGGGTTCTTACTCCTGTAGTAGAAGACACCTGTCTGCTCGTAAATGTCATGGAGCTCCAAAGGCTGAAGTTCTCCGCCTTTTCCTAGCTGTACATTCTCAAGACCCTCGATGTCAATGATAATTCCGTCAGGCTTGGCTTTAGCTACGGCCTGCTGAATCTTCAGGTGAGTGAGCTGCAACTGATCTGCAAAACCGATGCAGCTATCAACCATAGATTTAGGCAACATATCCATGAGGTTTGTTGCACAAGCGGAATATGAAAGGTTAGCCCTGGTGATGTCGTGTACATTCTTAGGGATGTTTTTCTTTTTGCCGTAATTAAAAACATATTCAGTGCCCAGCACGTAACAGCCACCGTAAACAGAAGCAACCTCAAGTTTAGAAATCTCTCTATTGAACACTGAGTTTCTTGGACCTTTGTAATTCTCCCCCTTCGAGTAGAACCCAACATTACCGTACCTGCTCTCCTTTGACTCAAAGTACTCACAATCCACGGAAACAAACTCAAAATCAAGAACGCCAACCTTATACTCGTCAAAACCCCTTACGGTAGAGTTGCTGCTCTGATCGTAAGATGTTTGAGTCAGCTTCCTCCTGTCGTACCCGTATCTTTTTTGAGCCTGAGAAGCAATCTTCTTGAAATCTTCTTCAGTGAGCTGGTCTCCAACCATTCTTCTAAGCTCGTGAATAGTTACATACTTGACGTGACCCGCGTAAGCTAAATCATCAAAGTTTGGATCCTCTGTGTAACTATGTACAAAATCACAGGGGTCTACATATTCAGTCCTGATGCCGTACTCAGGATCATTAGTTCTTTTGACCACGGCCATGCCAATAACAGCAAGGTCGTTAACACAACGCCTAAGAGTCGTATCATTAAAGTTATTCCACTCCAGTGTAAGGTTAGTGGCTATCTGAGCTGCAATCTCAGAAGACGACTTGATATTGTTTCCGATGAATATCTCAGCCTCTTCAAGGGTTTCTGGGATGTCCTTTGACCTCATGCCAACAGCCACACCAGTTTTTTCTTCGATCTTGGCTAACTGTTCTTTAGCCTGAATCATCATCTCAACCTTTCTGCGCTCTCTGTCTTTATCAGAAGAAGACAGAGGGTCAACAGCCTCAAGGTTTGGATAAGGACTCAAGGAAAGAATCTTATTTACAACAATCCTGACAAACTTAGGCAGGATTGGAACTGGTGTAAAGTCCAGGTTGAGCATGCTCCCGTCACCATTGTTCGGGTCCAGGGAGGTGAGGAGAGACCTGTAGATACTAGTGTCTTGAGTGCCGTTTGCGTATCTCCTATTTTTTTCGAAAGTGTTCTTTCTATTCTTGTAGCTCGACCCGTCCTGATCTATTCTTCCCCATTGGTGATATATGGACTTAGCGTATTTAAGCCCATACTTAGACGAAAGCTTCTCCTCCATGGGAGCAAGCGGGTCAGGGAAGCTAGAGGATTTATTGTCGTTACTATACATTGCAGTGAGTGGAGTATTTTAACTCAATGCAAATATAGTAAAACTAGGAGTGCCAAGCTTTTGGCTTAAATGTTCGGAAAAACTGCTTGTCCTCGAAGGACGCTTTTGGCTTTTCTTTTTTCACCTTTTGCGCGGCAAGCAAGGCCAAACCTGAGCTGATAGTTAAGTCAAACTTAGTTCGCTTGTCAATCTTGTATCCAATCCAGTCTTCTAGCGTCCTATTG